CCTATCACTGTGAACTGCGGGAATCGCCGGAGCCATTTCCAAATCGTCTTCTGGAAGGGCTTTGCCATATAGTAAGGCAACCCTTCTCCAGCAGAGATAATACGGACCTTGAGCGGTTCGCTGAGCGGAACGATCGAGCATTTGATGGGTAAGGCGGAAGCTTTGTGCGCTTTATAGAGTTCGTTTAGAACGACTCTCTTTTCTTCGTACGTAAGCCTCTGCCCTCTCAACTCCTTTACACCTTCATTAGTCTCAACCATAGAATACAACTCGTCATAGAATGACATTGTTTTCAAGGTTTCACCATAGAGGGTATTGGCGGAGTCAACCCACTCATACTCTGAGTTTTCCTCGTCCATAAAGTCCATCCACTCCTGAGGGTCAACGTCGATAACATCCGGTTGGACGTTTGGGACGGACTCATCTGGGGAGGTCGGGTACTGATCTGGATCCGGTTTACTAGCCATCCCAAAAGCCTCTCGAACGATTGCATCTTGCCCTCCATCTTGGCGACCAGCTTCGAAGCTGGCGCTCTTAGAGGGCTCGGTGAACGTGAGAATGGTTCTGGCGTCAATCGAGACACCATTCCATAGCTTATGGTTCAGCTTAGTGAACTCACCACCTAAATAACTTTGGTCAACTGACTTCGAGGGGCTTGTCAGAGTAAGCAGATGCTTTTCCTTTGATTGTTTGATATAAACCATCGGAACTACATTACATGCTCTCTTGACGCCCTGAAGCAGCCCGAAGAAGAAACGGGCGGCCTTATGATCTCTTCGGGAAATTAAGCGTGCGCGGATTATTTTCGCAATCGCGCCCTTGAAGAAAACATAGGTCGTTAAAGACTTTGGTCTTTCAGGCAGGTCTTCCTGCTGTAAGAACTTAGCAAGTGGATACGCGGTAATATACTTCGCGTTCCTCACAAAATCCTCTACTTTCCATGACGAAGCCATGCTATAGGCCTCCCAAACCACCGATGATTTAATGTCGGCTAGGCTTGTGGCACTAAAGCTATCGAGTACCAACTCAAGATAGGCTAATGTCAAATAGACTGCAGAGGACGCGCTGTCCATGGGCACACACAGTATGCTGCGCCCTGGGAGATAGTTTTTGTTCACCTCTTCACTCGTGAACTTCGAAACCTTCTCCCCTCTCAGTGCTCCACCCTCTTCTACCTCTACTCTGACCTCCCGCTTGCGGACGGGGTCGTAGAATAAGGATTGGAAGAATCGGGAACACTTCCCGGGTTGGATTAATAACGTTTCAATGGACGGTCTCATGATGCTGGTGAAATATTCAGTATCTAGATTATTGTCCAATACAATAAACGCTTTATCCTTCAGTTTGGATCCGCCTCGGATCTGAACCAGGCCCTTCTTCATGATGTCTAAAGCCCACAGCGCATCTCTGGCTGTGAGCATCTCATGGGGACTCAACGGTATGGCAGGACGCTCCGCTAGCACTCTAGCTAGTTGTGATGCATCCTCCGTGTCGTCCTCTTTAACGATGGAAATGTGATTTTTCGTCATTAGAAAGGGAATTTCTCTTGAATTGACAAGAGTTTTAGAGATTATCAGTAATGGTAATTGATAAAAT